GGCCGAGGATACCAGGACAGGCCATGCGACCCTGCTTGGTGGGATGAGATCCTGAGTCATAAGACAACGGACGATGCTTTAATTGTACCCGTCCAAGAGGACCGTATCACTCGCGACTTCCCGAAGTTCTTGAAACTACAGTGCGGGGTAAACGACCACCGTCCTGTCCACAGGCTCCGTAAGTATTGCGGCCACCGGATCATGAAGAACAACGACATATTTATCTCCTCCAAAGCACTTGGACATTCGTCTATCGAAATGACGAGCAAGATCTACTCAGGTTTACCAAGCGTGAACCGAAGTTTCTAACGCTAAACCTACCCCAAACATTGCCCACTAATCAAAGATACAACTGTACCTACTACAAGTACCTCCAATACACTACAATATGAAGACAACAATAGATATGAATGGGCTAAAAATTGAACACAACGGAAGTGACTCAGTGCTTCTACTTTCCGAAGCGCCGACTGAAATCGCGATTAGCGATTTGATTGATGAACTTAACTCTTTACTACCCGAAACTTCAGAGGAAGTGAGATCTCATCATTCTCGTCTTGGATCGCTTTGCAACCAGCACGAAGAATCAGATCGTATAACTGGGCTTGGATAAGCCCGGTGTCATCTCCGAGTTTTTTGACACGCTCCCGCACGTCGGGCGATAGGCGGAGCGATATTGGTTTTGATTTGCTTGTTTCTCTAGGCATGCCCCCACCAATTTCACAGTAATATAACTAATACAACAATAAAATACATTAAAGTACATTAACTATGGGAAATCTAAGTAAAATCAAAAGAGCGTCGAGTGGTGGAGGAAGCGGAGGCAACTACGCTAAACTCCTTCAAGGCGAAAACAAGTTCAGAATCGTTGGAGACATCGAGGACACGCCACCAGGCTTCATCGTGGGGATGGTTGGATGGATAACAAACGAAGAAGGACAACGTCGGCCTGTGCGCTATACAACCGGAGAGTCTGTTCCGCAGACATTCGAGGACAAGCCCAAGGAGTTCTTTGCCATGTTGGTGTGGAACTATGCGGAGGAACGCATCCAAGTCCTTGAGTTGACCCAAGCGGGGTTGAAGGATGAGTTGATCAAGCTCGATGCTGATGTAGACTGGGGTGATCTGCGCAAGTTTGACATCTCGATCATTCGTAGTGGTGAAGGGCTTGAGACTTCTTATGTCATGACCCCGAAGCCGCACAAGAAACGGACCGACGAGATCAATGCTGCGGTGAAAGCGATGAAGGTGAACCTCAATGCGTTGTTTACTGGTGACGATCCCTTTGCGGAAGAAGCACCAAGCGCAGAACCCAGTGGTGGTGACGAACCTGCACCTTTCTGAGATGTTACGGACTGACATATCAAACTCTGCGTATCATTCGCAGGGTGAGTTGAGTCGGAGCGTGGCGTGGTCTTTGATCACGTCATGCCCGGCCAAGGTGTGGCACAGCATGAAGAATCCCACGCCTGACGATGCGAAGCATTTCGTGATCGGTGGATGCACTCACACGGCAACGCTTGAACCGTTCAAACTCGAAGATGAGTATGCGGTCAAGCCCGACACGATTGACGGTAACAGTTCTAGAACTAATGCATACAAGGCGGCCTTTGCTGAGATGCAGGATCATGCTCCCGATAAACGTTGGCTTAATCAAAGCGACTACGACTTGTGTATGGGAATGGCGGACTCTGCACGGGAACATCCGCTTTTGAGGACGTTCTTGGGCAAGAGTGATACGATTATCGAGGGAACTGGACTGTTTGGATACCAAGGCACGGACTGCAAGGTCCGTCCTGACTTATATAACGAAGGCGCGGGTGTGGTGCTTGACCTTAAGACAACCCAAGAGGGAGATCCGCGAGGATTCGCATCTTCGGTTCGTAAATACGGGTATGATTTCCAAGCCTGTTGGTATATGGAAGGGTTGCGAGCTATGGGGTACGATCCCAAGCAATTCATCTTCCTAGTCGTTGAGAAATCACCACCCTTCCTGACGAGTGCATATACCATAGATGCATCTCAACTGGAGAAGCAGAAGCCACGTATGGGTGAGGCTTGCAGAATGTGGAAGGAGTGCATGAAGTCAGGCGTATGGCCAGGTTATGGTGACCACATCCAAACCATTGGCACCACCGAACGCTTCGAGGTTGCGAAGAATCGATACTCGATCACTGACTTGGCGGCTAAATTCAAGGTGCCAAGGAGTCGCGTCTACGGACTCATTGCAGAACACAAGCTGAAGAGTGAATACTACGGCAAGAAGCGTACCATCGCCCTTGCTGAATTCTCGAAGGCAATAAACACACCGAGGAAAGTGGCATGAGTGGAAAAGTAATTAAACTTATGACCACCAAGAAAGCGTTGGCCCTTACCGGGTATCGCTCAATCAACTCGCTCATGCAACTGCACCAATCGGAGGACGTCGCATTGACTTGTTACAAAATCAAGGGTGGCCGAGGACAAGGCGGAATCGACCAAGCCTGGAGTGTGGCGGAGTTGAATAAATTCATGAAGGACAACCATCAAACAACGGAGGAAAAATGGCTGATCGACTAGAACAAATAAGGCGCATTAAACAGGGTATTGGATTTGCAAAGGAACATGCGGACAATCGCGATTGGCAGGCGGCCATCGTTGTCCAAGGAGCATTGATCGAGCAACTCCTAGCGGTCGTGGAGGGTGAGGACTTGAATCATCACAGCGATCCCGACGTAAACATCACGTTCACCGAGGATTGCCAAGATGAGTGAGTGCATCGTAGCAATAGATCCCGGTGCGAGTGGTGGCTTCTGTCAATTTGTGGATGGCAAAGCAGTGTGGGCATGGAAGTTTACAACCTTCTCAGACTTTGTTGCAGACATCTTGGACTTGCGGGAGAACCCCGATCACTCGTTGGAGATAGTCTTGGAAGACGTGCCACCGTTTGCGGGTAAGAACATACCATCATCCACTGGATTCAAGCTTGGCAAATCATGTGGTTTCTATGAAGGCGTAGCCCGTGGACTACAATTGCCCTGTCACATGGTAAGACCCCAAGCGTGGCAGAAAGGCTTGGCCAATGTGGCAGGGCAGGGTGGCGCCAAGAAAAAGCGCATCCTCAAGGACCATGCACTCAGGCTTTATCCAAAGCTCGGCAAGACTGTAACACTAGCGACAGCAGATGCAGTCCTGATTGGGCATTATCACACGAACAATGCATGAGCCTGACCTTTCCGAATTCAAACAACAAACTGACGAGTCTGTAAGGCAAGCCTCCCTCCGTTTGGCGGATAAGTACGGAGTGGAGGCTGCCACGGCACGGAATTGGGTATTGGGTCATCAAGACCCGCTCAAGGGTTTGGTGAGGCTCAAGAAGAGCCGAGAGATGGACGAGAATTTACGGGCCATGATGGCCTTTGCGTTACCTGGTTACACCTACACCTTGGATGACATTGCCGAGTGCATTGGTTGCTCCAAAGAACGGGTCCGGCAGATCCAGGATACCGCCCTTCGGAAGCTCAGAAGACGAACAGATTACTTAAAGAAAGAATTAAAAAAACAATGAAAAACATACTACAGAAAGCTATATTTCACTGCTTATTCCTGTTGTCCATTATTGTATTTATATGGATGGTATGGGGATTTGTCGCAACCATATTGGGGATCTAAATCATGTGTAAAAGCAACGAAAAAAGAATCCGTTTTGCACCCGTCCCGCTTGCCATTTTGGATGAGTATTGTGAACTCCACGGCATGACACCAAGTGCCGCAATATCGCCGCTAATTACGGCATATTTGCGGCATCCCTCGCGCGCGTCGCGTCATTCTTTACAGAATGAATATAATATACATAGCCAAGAAAGTACGGATTCGCCGCAAATTGCGGCAAAGCAAAAACCGAAACCTCGGAAGAAAAACAAGACCCCACTGCCCGAAGACTTCGATCCACCAAAAGCGATTTGCGAAGAGGCAGGAGTGGACCACGAAAAAGCAGTTCGGTTTTTCAAAGCCCAAGCGGAAGCAAAAGATTATCGGTACGTAAATTGGGACAAGGCATTCGCATTGGCGGTCAACGGTTACCTCGTACAAAACTACCCGCAGATTTTGCAGGCCAAACAGGAGAACGAATTCTAAGATGGATTACGACCTGGCGGAAATTGCGGTCCTTGCCGCATCCATGCGTGATGAGTCGGGCCGAGGATCGGCTACCGCTCTTGAGCATCTAACCCCCCAAGATTTCTCATCCCCGGAAAGGCAACGCATATTCAAAGCAATCGGTAAGCTCGCACCAAAGTGCAACGAGATTGACATCCTCATTGCGGAACCATCCTTGGCGGATTCCATTACTTTTATTTCTGAGCAGTATGGAGGTGGACAAATCGAGAGGTACGTTGATTACCTAATCGAACACCGCAACCATCGTGCAATTGAGTTGGCGATACTCAAGGCACAAGACACAATCAAAGAGGGTGGTACAGCAGAAGAGGTTGCTTCCTCCTTTACCCATTCCGTAGCCAAGGCACTGAGTAAACGCAAAGGACAGGTTTCTCTCAAGGATGCGGCCACCCAAGCACAAGCGGATTTTTACAACATCGATGCAGGCGGAGTCTCCGCAATCCCCACGGGTTTCTCGAAACTGGATGCCCACCTTCAAGGAGGACTCAAGAACGGAAGTCTTTATGTCATTGCCGCAAGACCGGGTATTGGAAAATCAGCACTTGCGATTCATCTAGCAATCCAAGCAGCACAAAAAGGGATCCGTTCCTCCTACGCCAGTCTCGAAATGCTTGCGAAGGAGTGCGCAGGACGGTTACTCACTTCCGTGAGCGGAGTTTCCCGTCCAACCTCACAAGGCAGTCTCTCCCATGCAGACAGGCAAAAGATTGAACAAACCGTCAAAGCGTTACGAGGATGGCCGATTACATTCAAGGATGATAACCAAGCTACCCTCGAAGCATTTTGCGCATTTCTCGCTCAACAACGCTTGGAAGGAGAACTAGGCTTGGCAGTCATAGACTACCTCCAACTCTTAACCTCTCCCGGTTTCTCCTCCCGTCATGAGGAAGTCAGCGCAATTTCTCGTTGCATGAAAGCCCAAGCACTCGAGCTTGACTTGCCCGTGGTCGCGTTAAGCCAATTGAACCGCAACCTGGAAGCACAAAACCGCAAACCCGCATTGTCGGATCTGCGTGAGTCAGGGTCCATCGAACAAGACGCAGACGTGGTTATGCTTTTATCCAAGGAAAAGGAAGTTTCTCCTTCCAAGGACATCATCCGAATTCACCTCGCAAAGAATCGAAACGGGGAAACTGGATATGTCCTGGCAGAGTTTGACAAAAGCGTTGGTCGTTTTACAACCCACATTCCAAGCAGATTGAATGAAGAATCACCCGTTTCTCCTTCGCAACCGTCATGGTGAGACTACAGAACGCGACCAAAAGATACGATAGGAGACGCGAGAAGGCACCAAATCGTGCGGTTGTTAAAAAAAGAGGGTCAATACCCGTGTTCTCAATCAAAACGCT